CTTTACTAAAAATAGAATTGTTGCAGAATACATAGGAAGAAAGAACACTACTGAAGATATTGATAGAATAGCAGAGCTATTAGCTGTATATTACAATACTCAAATAATGTATGAGAATGAGGTCACTGGGACTAAGAACTATTTTAGAAGAATTCGAAGATTAGACCTTCTTGCAGTGCAACCTGATGCAGTTATTTCTAAAAATATTAAAGAATCTAAAGTTGCAAGGGTTTATGGCTGCCACATGAATGCCAGTCTTAAGGATGCAGGGGAAAGATATGTAAATGATTGGCTTTTAGATGTTGCAGATTTTGATGAAAATGGTTCTCCAATACTTAATTTAGAGTACATATATTCTATCAGATTTTTAGAAGAGTTGATTTCTTATTATAGAAAAGGTAACTTTGACTACATTTCTGCATTCTTTATGTGTATGTTTCAAGTACAAGAAGAATCACTGGGGAAGGAGTATTCACAAAAGGAAAACAATTCTAATGCAAGAAATTTAATTAAAATGATAGGAACTATGTACAGATAATGTTTATATTTGTATGAAAATTTTTAAAAATTTTTAAGATGGAGGACACAGGAATAAAACACACACAAAGACTTTCTTATAAACAGAAAGAAGCAAATGGTAAAAAATGGTACAAAGACCAAATAGAACTCTATGTAAAAGAACATGGGACTTACTTGGGGTACAGTAGTTTTGAAGAAGACGTCTCAGAAACTCGGAGAATGCTTACTGTGTACAATCTTATGAACAATATTCTAGACTTAGAGGATTTTAACTATATCTGTAAACCTTTTGGAGAAGAGTTAGGAGAGTTGCCAGCAAGAATGGTAAATAGAGACATATTTTCTGGTAAAATAAAAGCCATCCTTGGAATGGAGATGAAAACTCCTTTTGTGTGGAATGCTATTGCTGTAAATCCTGAAGCAACAACAAGAAGAGAAGACACAGAGTACAAGCTTTTAAAACAGTATCTTGTACAAAAGATTATGTTACCAATAGAGAAAGAAGTTAGAATGCGTAAACAACAAGAGTTGCAAGGCAGAGAACTTACCCCTGAAGAAGTTCAAAAGTTAGAACAGGAAATTGCAGAAGAAATACAGGCAATGACACCTGAAGAGATAAAAAAATACATGTCTAGGCAGTATCAAGACCCTTCTGAAGTTTTGGCTCAACAAATTTTAAACTATCTTACTCAAAAAGAAGATTTAAATAGAAAATTTAATGACGGCTACAAACATGGACTTCTTTCAGCAAAGGAATTATACTATGTTGGAATAGAAAATGGAGACCCTGTCTTGAAAGTTGTGAACCCAATAAGATTTAGTCATGATACCACTGTAGACACTTATTTTATAGAAGAAGGAGAATGGGCAGTTTGTGAATACAGAATGAAACCTTCAGCTATAGTAGCTAAATTTCCAGGACTAAAAGACTCAGAGATAGACAGTATTTATGAAGACTACCAGCATAGAATCAACATGACTAATGAAGAAAGGATTTTTGATTTTGAAACAGAGACTTACATAGATACGGCAGACACTATTCCTGTCTTTCATGTTGTTTGGAAAAGTCTAAGAAAAGTTAGCATTCTGACTTACCTGGATGAAGAAGAGGTAGTACAGAAAATGATAGTAGATGAATCCTATGTCATGAGACCAGAACAGGGAGACATAGACCTACAATCTTTTTATATCCCTGAAGTTTATGAAGGTTATAAAATTGGTAATGGTATTTATCAAGATATGCAAGTTGTAGCAGGACAATATAAAAGTCTAGACAATTTATATTATTGCCCTTTACCATATTATGGTGTTATCTATGACAACACTAACTCAAGACCTACTTCTTTAGGAGAAAGACTCAAGCTGTATCAATATTGGTACAATATAATTATGTACCGCATAGAGTTGTTAATGGCTTCTGATAAAGGGAAGAAACTGTTAATGAACATTAATATGATACCTGATAGTTTAGGAATAGATACTCAAAAATTTCAATACTTTTTTGAGAGTACTCCTTTTGCTTGGTACAATCCTAATGAAGAAGGGACAGGGTATAATGATGTGAATAGTGCAGCAAAAATGGTAGACTTGTCACTTGCTTCAGATATTATGAAATACATGGAGCTTGCAGAGTATGTAAAACAACAGGCTGGGTACTCCGTGGGAATCTCTCCACAAATGGAAGGAGACATCTCTTCTAGAGAAGCTGTAGGTAATGTTGAAAGAGTTATTGCACAAAGCTCAAATATTTTAGAACCGTATTTTAACTTGCATAATACAGTAAAAAGGAATGTAATGCAGGGATTAATCAACACAGCTAAGGTATGTTACACTCAAAATAGGAAAAGAAAGTTATCATACATCTTAGATGATTTATCTGTGCAGATACTAGACATGGACTTAGCACTTTTAGAAAATTCTGAAATAGGAATCTTTACAAATAATAATGTAAAAACACTAGAAGTAAAAGAAGCTATCAATCAACTTTCTTATGCTGCAATGCAAAATCAGAAAATAGAAATGTCTGATGTTATTAAGGTACTTCGTCAAGACAGTTTAATTGAGGCACAAGAAACTCTTCAAATGGCAGAAGATAGAAGGAGAGAATTTGAACAACAAATGCAAGAACAACAACACCAAGCTTCTATGCAAGAACTTGAAAGAAAAGCTCAACTAGAAAAAGAAGAAAGAATCCACGATAAAGAAATGGTAATTCTTAAAGAAGAAGAAAGAAGAAAGACTGAAATTGTTAAAGGAAGCATGTTGGCTGCTTCTTTCAACCCTGCTCAAGACTCTAATAATAACAATATCAATGATTTTGTAGAAGCTGCAAGGAAAGAAATGGAGCAAGATAATAAACGTGAAGAATTAGAACTTGAAAAAGCAAAAATGAAACAAGAAAAAGAACTCGAAGAGAAAAGATTGAAGCTTGAAGAGAAGAAAATTTCGAGTCAAAAGAAAAGTAAGTAAAATTATGGAATAAGAATGAATTTTGAAAAAGTTAATTTTAAATATTGATAATTGTTAATTTTAAATCTTAAATTTGTATTATGAAACCAGAAGAAAAAAATCCAGATGAAAACTTGAATGTTTTTGAAGGGTGGGATGAAACTGAAGAGCTTGATGTTTTTACGCAGTTGAATCCTGAACAAGAAAAAGAGGTCATTGAAAAGCCTGATAAAAAAGGCAACAAAGAAGAAAAAGCAAAAACATCAACTCCTGAAGAGATGCAGACAGAGGAAGAACAAGTTGCAGAAAAACTGTTTGAAGAATTTTCTGAAGAGGTTGATGAAGATGATGATGATGAGGAAGATACAGGAAAAGCAGACAAAGAAATAGAAGACAGCACTCCTGAGATAGCAACAGTAAAATTTTTAAAAGAGAAAGGTTTTTTAGATTTTGAACTTGAAGAAGGAGAAGAGCTGACTAAAGAGATGGCAGAAGAATTAATAGAAGCCTCTTATGCTGATGCTCTAGAAGAAAGAATCTCAGAGGTATTTAAAAGTGTCCCACAATATGTGAAAGACATTTTTGAACTTTCTGCAAAAGGTGGAGATGTTGACAGTTATTTACAAAAGCTGACTTCAGAACATGCTACAGGGATAACAGAAAACCTTGACTTAACTTCTGAAGCAAATCAAATCTCTCTCATCAAAACACAACTTCTTAAAGAAGGATGGGACAGTGATTACATAGACACTCAAATTGAGTATCTAAAGGACTCTGATAATCTTGAGAAAGTGGCTAAAAAACATTTTGAAAAATGGAAAAAAGATAATCAAGCTGAAAAAGAAGCGATAATGCAAAGAGCTAAAGTTGCTGAAGAGGCTGAGAGAGAGGGCAGGAGAAAGATGAAGAGTAAAGTTGAAGAACTTTTAACAAAAGAAGAAGAGCTTTTAGGTTTAAAAGTTTCTAAATCAGATGCTAAAACAATCCCTTCTTATATGTCTGATAAGACAGTCAAACTTCAAAATGGAAGTTACGTAACAGCAATGCAAAGAGATTTATATACAGCTCTTCAAGATGAGAAGAAAGCTGTTGTTCTCGCAAAACTTTTAAAAGATGATTTATCATTTTCAGATATTATAAAAAATTTAGAAACAAAAGTAGTGTCTAAAACAGAGGACACGCTAAAAGGTAGTAATAAAGCTATTAAAACAAGAAAGGTAAACTCGCAAAGCAAGCCAAAACAATTAGCAGATTATTTTAAAAATTAATTATTAAATTAGAAATTTAT